AATGTAATTAATAATTATGGCATGAAATTAGTTAATGAAAATGAGTTGTGAGTTGTGCAATGAAAGTCGTGGCCGTTTTAATTTTAATAACGAGTGTTGTTGGGTGCGTTGGCTACGAAGCGCCTTTAAACCACACGCAAGGTCAATGCTAGAACGGTATGAAAAAAAACATGGTCGAGCATCGATGTTAGAACTTATCAGAAAGGTGAAACATGAAACGCTTTAGTGTAATCATTGAAGTTGAATTAGACGAAAAGAAATATAATGAAGTTGAATCATGGGGTGTAGAGCCTTCTGATTATGTCAACTCTGTTATTTCAGATCATGCAAAAGATAGAGGTTTTTTAATGAAAACTTCTGTGACGGAAGTTGAGCGCAGTCTATACAATAGATTAAGAATTGCAGCCGATGACTTTATTGGCAAAGATGCAATTGCAGATATTGAAGAAGCTGCATTAGCAAACGCAAGATGTTTAAATGGTAAATGCGAGGATTAATGTTTAATTATTTAATTATTGATGACTTTGGTGAAGCAATACGAAAGTTTAGAACAAAACATGAAGCTTTGTTTTATGTTTTAAATAAACCCAATCACATTATTAAGCGTTTACCTAAAGCACCAAAAGAAAATGTATTTGATTTAATTAAAGCTGAACCGTTATTTTAGGAGGTGTTATGGCACACGAAGCAGGAAAAGGCGATATGTATAGATCAGTCGATCAAAAAAAGTTTGATGAAAACTTTGAGCGCATATTTGGAGTTAAAGAGAAAAAAATTGACTACATATATGAATTACATCCATCAACAGGTGAGGTTATAAAAAAATATGTTACTAAATAGCTTTTACGGAACTAATCTTCCTATTACCACAAAAGATATTGAGTTTGTAGAAAAAAGAAATATTAAAGTTCAAGAATTAAAAAGACAAATGGGTAATAAATATATATTATCTAATGTCATATCAATTCACAACAGAGGAGAGCAGCATGGCATCAGTAAATAAAGTAATCGTATTAGGCAATCTTGGTAAAGACCCTGAGTTAAGACATTTACCAAATGGTGACGCAGTTTGTAATTTTAGTCTAGCTACAACTGAATCATGGAAAGACAAAGAAGGAAATAAGCAAGACAAGACCGAGTGGCATAATGTGGTTATATTTAGAAAGCTTGCAGAGATAGCAGGCGAGTATTTAAAAAAAGGTCGCCCTGTGTATATTGAAGGCAGACTTCAAACTCGTAAATGGCAGGACAAAGAAGGAAAGGATCGTTACACCACAGAAATCGTTGCAGACCAAATGCAAATGTTAGGCAGTCGTGATGAAGCAAAAGAAGTTGCTAAGACACCTGCACCAGCTAATTTCGATGACATGGAATCAGACATCCCTTTTTAACTATGCAAGATGATTTTGACAGAGCCAGCGATTTAGAACAACACGATAGAGATGAAGCTATTAAACATATTAGAGATCATCAAAAAACTATTCAATCAAACGGCTCTTGTCTAAATTGTCACGAACCTTCTATTAAACGCTTTTGCGATATAGATTGTCGCAATGATTACGAGAAACGACACCATGAGAACAGATTACTTACCTAAAGTTATTAGACTTGTAGGAAAGCTGCAAGCCAACACAGCCATAAGCGCAATACAAAATGCACCAATAGATATTGAACGGCCACTTGAGGTTATTATTCGTGAAGAACAAAAAGGCAGATCATTAAGCGCTAATGCTTTGATGTGGGCAGGCCCATTAAACGACATAGCTACACAAGCATGGGTGCATGGCAAACAATATTCAGCTTTGATATGGCACGAATATTTTAAAGAAAAATTCTTGCCTGACTTTCCTGACCCTAAACAAGTTAAAGAAGGTTACATGAAATATGAAGAAACGCCTGACGGCAGACGAGTGCTAACAGGATCAACCAATAAACTTACCAAGCATGGCTTTAGTTTATACATGGAACAAATATATGCTTACGGTGCAGAATTGGGAGTAAGATTTAGTGAAACCGATCAAGCCCAAGAAGTGTAAGGTTTGTAAGGTAGAATTCACGCCAAACAAACCGCTTCAGCAAGTGTGTGGATTTGAATGTGCATTAGAGTTAGCTAAAGACAAAAGAATTAAAACCGTTAAAAAAGAAGTTAAAGAAGCCAAGTTAAAACTAAAGAGCCGATCCGATTGGTTAAAAGATACACAAGTAACATTCAATAAATATATTAGGTTAAGGGATCAAGATGACGGTTGTATTAGTTGTGGGTCAAAGAGTGCCTTCTCATATCATGCAGGCCATTACAGAAGCATTGGAAGTGCAGGACACCTTCGATTTAACGAGCTTAACTGTCACCGACAATGCTCGGCCTGTAACACCCATTTATCTGGTAATCTCATCCGATACAGAAGCGGACTTATTAGAAAAATTGGAATACACGCTGTTGAAACACTCGAATCTAATAACGACACAATAAAGATTGGTATAGAAGAAATAAAGATACTCAAGGCTCATTTTTCTGCTAAAATAAAAGCTCATGAGTCTAAATAGCTTGTGAAAATTTAGCTAAATTTAAGATTAAAATAAGGAACTTATCATGGGTATGAAAGATAAAGAAAAATATACACCAGGTGCATCAGGTGAGAAAATGCCTAAAGGCGTTCTAGCTTCTGATAAAACAGGTGAAAGAAAAGAAATGGTTAAAGGCGGCACAGGCATGGGTAAAATGGATGCTGTTGGTGCTGATAAGCAGTTTAAGGGTGGTAGTTCAGAAAAAGTTTGCTACGATCACAAAAGAAATTGTTATTCTAAATAAGTATTAAACGAAAACCCAACCAACCCTAGATTGATTGGGAGTTCTAACCAAGTAATAATGGAGGTTTATTAAATGGCTACATCAAATTCTACAGACAGTTGCATAACTTGTAAATTCTTTATTACAGGCGGTCAATTAGGCGCTTGTCACAGATACCCTGAATCACTTACTAAATCGCCTAGCGATTGGTGCGGTGAATTCCTTTTTGCTAACGTAGCAAGAACTCAAGACGAGCTTGTGCCACAACCTATCATAAGTAAACAATTAGAATCTAAACCTATTGAAATTGAAAACAAACCTAAAAGGATTAAGAAATGATTAGACCCTTTGCAGACAAGATTTTAGTAAGACCTATTGAGCGTGAAGCAAAGTCAGCTATACCTGGCTTTATATACCATGAAGAATACAATACAGGCGAAGTAGTGGCAGTTGGGCCTGGTAAAAAGATTAAAGAAGGCAAATATGATATTATGCCTGTATCTGTAGGTGACCGAATTAGATTTGGCGTTATGGGTAAAGACGAATATCTTAAATTTCAACCTGTCATGGATAACGGTGAGAAGTTCTTACTTATGTCATGGCAAGACGTAGCATTTATTGAGGAGCAAGAAGATGGCAGCTAAACCTGGACTTTATGCAAATATTCACGCAAAACAAGAAAGAATCAGGCAAGGAAGCAAGGAAACTATGAGAAAGCCAGGATCACCAGGCGCTCCGACAGCTAAAGCATTTAAGCAAGCTGCAAAGACAGTAAAGAAGGGTAAATAATTATGGCAGCCCCTATTAGTAAAACAACTAAAGGCAAAGGCCGTAATTATTTAAGCACAGAAGAAGGCGCTGGTATGACTGAAGCTGGTCGTAAAGCATACAATAAAGCCACAGGATCAAACCTAAAAGCACCACAACCTGAAGGCGGATCAAGAAAAGATAGTTTCTGTGCAAGAATGAAAGGCGTAGTTAAACACGCAAAGGGCGATGCACCTAGAGCTAAAGCATCATTAAAGCGTTGGAAATGTTCAGATTAATTAAATAACACAATAACTAAGGAGCATATCATGGCCATTAAGTTGGAACTTGAAATCAAAGAAGCAGAATTAGTAGTTGCTGGTCTATATAAACTTCCAATGGAAGTAGCAGAGCAAATCGTAGTAAAGATTAAGACTCAAGCTATTCCACAAATAGCAGAGCAACAAGAGGCTGAAAAGGCTAAAGTTGAGGATACTGTTAAAGCTGATCCATTGCCTGAAGAACCACAGGTATAATATAATTTAATCAATTAGTTAATTATTGACCCAATTATGGCAGGCGCACCTTTCGGAAATCAAAATGGAGTTAAGGCTAAACTGTTCTACGATGCCTTACGCAAACACATTGTTCAGAACCCTGACAAGCTTCCTTCAATCGTTGAAGGTTTAGTTGAAGCAGCAGTTGCAAGAGAACCTTGGGCTGTAAAAGAGGTTGTGGATCGTTTGGATGGCAAAGCTGTTCAATTCCAAGAGATTAGTGGCGCAGATGGTAGTCCGTTATTGACAGGGATAGAAGTAACTTTTGTAAAACCTAGTGAATGACCAACAATTAAATGAAGCTATAGGGAAGGTTCAATTCCCTGCAAAGCTTGAATGTTTATTTGAACCAAAAGAATCACGTTATCGCATCCTCTACGGAGGCAGAGGCGGTGCAAAATCTTGGGGTGTCGCAAGAGCTTTACTCATAAAAGGCGCTAGAACGCCTACACGCATACTTTGCGCTAGAGAGTTTATGACCTCTATGAAAGATTCTGTGCATAAACTTCTATCAGATCAAATCATAGAAATGGGGCTAGAATCATTTTATGAAGTCACTCAAGCTACAATTAAAGGACTAAACGGCACAGAGTTTGCTTTTGTAGGCTTAAAGAACAACATAGCAAATGTCAAATCGTTTGAGGGTATAGATGTGTGCTGGGTAGAGGAGGCACAAACTGTTTCTAAAACTAGCTGGAATATACTAATACCGACTATCCGTAAAGAAAAGTCAGAAATTTGGGTTACCTTCAATCCTGAACTTGAGTCAGATGAAACTTATCAAAGATTTATTTTAAACCCACCTGAACAATCTGTAGTGCAAAGAATTAATTGGTCAGATAATCCTTGGTTTCCTGAAACGCTAAGACTTGAAAAAGATTCATTAAAGGGCAGAGATTTACAGGCTTACAATAATGTATGGGAAGGCTTATGCCGATTCACCGTTGATGGCGCTATATTTGCTAATGAAATGAATATGGCAGAGTTGCAAGGAAGGATCACACGAGTCCCTTATGATGCAACCAAACCTGTTCACGCAGTATTTGACTTAGGTTGGGCAGATCACACAGCTATATGGTTTGTGCAATTTATAGGCATGGAAACAAGACTTATTAATTATATGCAAGATACGCAAAAGACTATTACTCATTATTTGCAGGAAATGCAAAAACTAGGTTACTTATACGATACAATACACCTACCACACGATGCCGAGAGCAAAAACATTGCGTCTAATGGCCGTTCTATTAATGACATAGTAAGAGCAGCAGGGTTTAAAACAAACATTTTACCGAGAGTTCCTGTTGTTGATTCTATAAACGCTGCACGAACTATATTCAATAGTTGCTATTTCGATAGAGAAAATTGTGCGGATGGGTTACAATGCTTACGTCATTACCGATATGAAGTAGATGTTGACACAGGTCAATTTAGTAGAAATCCACTCCATGATGTATATTCTCATGGCGCTGACGCATTTCGCTATATAGGTTTAATGATCCAAGACAAAAAAGAACGTAAAGCTCAAAAATTAACTTATAGTCCTGGCGCAAGCTGGATGGGATAAAACATGGCAGACGATAGCATACAACAAAGTGACAATGACCCACGCATAGCTAATGCGATTAAATTCTTACAGTTTGCTAATGAAGCAGACCAAATGAATAGATCAGAAGCGTTAGAAGATTTAAAGTTTGCAGCAGGCGATCAATGGCCTGTTGAAATTCAAAACAGCCGAGTATTAGAAGCTCGCCCATGTCTAACAGTAAACAAAGTTGACGCTTATTGCCGTCAATTAACTAATCAAATGCGCCAACAAAGACCACGCATCAAAGTGCATGGCATGAATAACCAATCAGATGCAAGAATGGCACAAATCTTACAAGGGATATGCCGACACATTGAGAATCATTCAGATGCAGACCAAGCTTATGACAAAGCTGGTGACTTTGCCGTTAGAATGGGTTGGGGTTATTGGCGTATTACTACAGATTATGTGCGTGAAGATTCATTCGACCAAGAAATCTACATTAAAGCTATTGACAATCCTTTTACCGTTTACTTTGATCCCAACTCTGTTATGCCTGACGGTTCAGATGCAGAAACAGTTTTAATTACTACAGTCATATCCAAAGAAAACTTTAAGAAAATGTATCCTAACGCTGAAACTGAACAAGGTTTCACAATGCGAGGAACAGGTGACACTAATCCTGAATGGGTTATGAAAGAGGACATTAGATTAGCTGAATACTTTTACACAGAACGCAAAGCTATTAAAGTTCACTTGTTATCAGACGGCTCAAGTGTTAAATCAAGTGACTTACCTCCACAAGAAGTATTAGACGCAGCAGGCATTACTATTGTTGAATCTCGTGATTCGTTTGAAAAGAAGATTAAAGTATGCAAATTAACTGCTATGGAAGTATTAGAAGAAGGCGAATGGGCAGGTAAATATATTCCTATTGTTCCTGTTTATGGTCAAGAAACTGTGGTTGAGAACAAGAAAAAGAAATTTGGTATTGTTCGCATGGCTAAAGACCCACAAAGAATGTATAACTTTTGGCAAACTTCTCTTACCGAGTCAGTTGCATTAGCACCTAAAGCTAAATGGTTACTTGCTGAAGGTCAAGACGAAGGCCATGAGAATGAATGGGCAATGGCTAACATTAAATCTATGCCTGTTTTGCGTTACAAGCAAAAAGACATTGATGGTCAGCCAGCACCTCCGCCACAAAGATTACAACCTGAACCACCACCAGCAGGCATTATGGCTGCGGCTCAATCTATGACTACTGATTTAATGCAAGTCGTAGGTATATTTGATCCAAGCCAATTACCACAAGGCAATATTTCAGGCAAAGCGTTACAAGGCCAACAACAACAAGTGGATATGACTAACTTCCACTATTACGACAACTTAACTCGTTCTATCCGTCAAACAGGTCGCATTATCCTTGATCTAGTTCCAAAGATTTACGATAGAGAAAGAGTATTGCGTATCATTGGTGACGATGGCAAACCTGAAATTTTAACTATTAATCAATATGGCCAAGACGAAGAAGGTATTGATAAGATTCTTAATGACGTCACAGTAGGTGAATATGATGTTGTTATGGATACAGGCCCAGGCTATAACTCTAAACGCCAAGAAGCAGTTGATTCTATGATGGCTTTATTTGCAGCTGATCCAACATTAATTCAACAAGCTGGTGATCTATTAGTAAGAAACATGGACTTCCCAGGTGCTGAAACAATTGCTGATAGATTAGCCGTAAACAATCCATTAGCTAAAGTGGATGATAAGTCTAAAGTTCCACCAAGAATCCAAATGGAATTACAACAATTACAAGCGCAAAACCAACAAGCTCAACAAGCTATACAACAGCTTCAAATGGTTATTCAACAACGTCAAGACATCGAAGGAGTCAAACAAGATGCAGAAACTAAACGTAAACTTATGGATGTCACAGCTAAAGCAAACGATACTGAAATGCGTGAAGAAACTAGCAAGCGCAATACAGACGCTGATAACAACACTAAAATTGAAATTGAATTGCTTAAAGCGCAAATGGCTTTAATTTTAGCTAAGATGAGCGGTTCAAACGCTGATATAGTAAATGCAGAAACTATTGAAAGAGCTGTTTAAGTAAGAATTGATTAATAAGTAGTTTTATAGTATAAAGCAACAATCTACCAATGGAATCATTGGGTAAAAATCTTGGAGTTATCCATGTCAGAAAAAGAAGCAGGAAGTGTAGTAACTTCTGCCAACGCAGAAGAGTTTTATGCAAACAAATTGGGTTTAGCTGAAGAAGCACCTGTTGAGGCTGTAGTTGAAGAAAAAACCGCAGAGCCGACAGAGGAAGCAACCGATCAGAGTGAACAGCCAATTGAAGAAACAGAAACAAAAGCAACAGAAGAGAAGAAACAAAACCCCAAGCTTGAAAAGAGATTTTCAGAGCTAACAAAGCAACGTGAAGAAGCTCGCAAAGAAGCGGCTAAAGAACGTGATGCTCGTGAATCTTTAGAAAAACGAATTTCAGAGTTAGAAGGAAGAGCTGAACCGAAACCTGTAGAGGAAAACGTTAAGCCTTCACCAAGTCAGTTTAATGATGCGTTTGAATACGCTGAAGCATTAGCTGAATGGTCGGCAGAAAATGCCCTTTTGAATAGAGATAAAGCTGAAGCTGAACGCAAAGAACAAGAACAACGCCAAAGCGTTATTAAATCTTGGAATGAGCGATTAGAAACTGTTAAGGCGGATTTGCCTGACTATGATGAAATGATTGCCTCTGCATCCGACATAACTGTCAACGATGCTATAAGAGATGCAATGTTAGAGTCCGAACAAGGGCCTAGAATTTTATATCATTTAGCAGAAAATCCTGAGCTAGCAGAAAAGTTAAATACTCTATCAACAGTTAGCGCCCTTCGAGAAATTGGGAAGTTAGAAGCAAAGTTTGAGGCTAGTGAAACACCTAAAGATGCCAAGACTGAAGCTGAAACGAAACCTTCTATTGCACGCAGTAAAGCACCTGCACCAATTAGTCCTATAAAGACGAGTTCAGCAGTTGCCGATGTTGGCGTAGGCTCAGATGGTGAATTCCATGGCACTTACCAACAATGGCGTGAATCCCGTAAAGCAGGAAAGATTAGGTAGCAGGATATTAAACTCTTAAAATAAGGAAATATCATGGCTAATAATTTACTAACCATTAGCAAGATCACCAACGAAGCGTTGATGGTTTTGGAAAATGAATTAACATTCACATCAGAAGTTGACCGTAACTATGACGACCAATTTGCAGTAGTAGGCGCAAAAATTGGTAACACAGTAAACGTTAGACGTCCTGGTCGTTTCATCGGAACAACAGGCCCAGCATTAAACGTTGAAGATTTCAACGAAACATCAGTTCCTGTTACTTTATCAACACAATTCCACGTTGACACACAATTTACAACTCAAGACCTAGCATTATCTTTAGATATGTTTAGCGACAGAGTTCTTAAACCAGCTGTGGCAGCTATTGCGAATAAGATTGACAGAGATGGTCTTACAACTGCTAAAAACAACACAGCTAATATCGTTGGCACAGCAGGCACAACTCCAACAAGCTTAATCACATACTTAACAGGTCAAGCGTTCCTTGATTCTGAAGGCGCTCCAAGAGATGGCCGCAGATCATGTATCGTTGAGCCATTTACATCTGCAACTATTGTTGACAGCTTAAAAGGTCTTTTCAATCCACAAACAGCTATCTCTGCTCAATACACTAAAGGTTTAATGGGTCGTGATTCAGGCGGTATGAATTGGAAATTAGATCAAAACGTTGTTTCACAAACTTTTGGTTCTTATTCAACTTCTGTTTTATCATGTAACGTTACAACAGCTACAGGCTTCCTAACAAGTGGTTGGGCTTCAAGCTCTAACATCACTATTGGTGCAGCTACTGCTAATGCTTCATTAAACCAAGGCGATACATTTACTATTGCTGGCGTATTTGGTGCTAATCCACAAAATCGTCAATCTTATGGTAAATTGCGTAACTTCGTTGTGAACTCACCTGTAACTATTACAGCGGCAGGAACAGCTACAGTAAACGTTTCACCAGCTATTATTACTGCTGGTCAATTCCAAAACGTAGTTGTAACTTCTTCAGGTTCACAAACAGTTACACCTTTCAATAACACAGGTATCACATCACCACAAAATATCATTATGCACAGAAATGCGTTCACTTTAGCAGTAGCTGATCTTGAGCTACCTGACGGTGTTCACTTTGCTGGTCGTGCATCTGATAAGGAAATTGGTCTTTCAATGCGTGTTGTTCGTCAATACACAATTAACAATGACTCAATTCCTAC